CCTCCACTAGGGTGCAAAGCACCACCACGGGCAAGTCTACCCGAAAGCGCATTGCTTAGCAGCTAAATGCGCAGGACTCAAGTCCCCTGTCTTCGTCAAGAACGAAGTCAGGGATCCAGGGAACGAGAGTTCTCTTAACAGTCGTCTTTTCACGCCCCAGCAGAACAACTCTGTGGCGCGAATTGACATCGGCTTGCAGTTTAGGGTATAAGAGACCTATCCCATAGCGGTTAACCGTAACCGCCGTGGTAACCAGCCTCTTAATATAAACACCCTCTTGACCTGCAAATTCCCTTGCACGGAGACCTCTAAGCGACCATTCGGCAAAGTCGGCATGTAACACGCCGTCCAAGCCTATAGGTCCACAAAGTCTCGCGTACTTGGGAAGGTCCTCATACACGCATGAGCGAGCAAGACGCCACCGTCTGTAGTTGAGAAGGCCAGGTAAAACCTGATTCCTCCCAGCCCATTCGATGACTTGATTGTGTAGCTCATACGCATTGAGGATTGTCCGAACTCTCTCCTTAACGAAGAAAGGACGTACTTCCCGACCCAGATAGAAGTCACACCCACATGACTCATAGAAAGAACCCGAAGCATAGGACTTCTCGGTATTCACCGAAAAACCTAAGCACTCCAGGGTTTCCACAAGCAGCGAATATGCCTTCCGTGGGACTATGATATCGTCTCCGTACACTTGGATCTGGCGTGTGTTACAGGTTTCCTGTTTGCACGCCGCCCAGGCAAGTGCGTAGAAGATTAGAGTCTCAAGTGGGAAGGTGTACCCATTGCCCATACTTGATATCTTCTCGAGCCGAATTGTCCGCTGCCTGTACTTCGTACTATGGCAGCGGCTTTTAAGCAAGAGATCGTACCAATACGGATCACCTGTGTCCAGCATATCCACGACGAGGTTTGTCGCAATGGAATCGCTGGCTGAGGTGAGGTCAACGGTTGCCAAACCGTCGACATGGGCTCTGCGCGCCGCCTCTTGATTACGTGACTGGGACTGAATGTCCTGTCCGTACCGTCGGAGGCGTTTAGCGATCAAGCTACCGATGCCTAATTGAAGGTAGATATTCCACCTTGGTTCGACACAGATAGCCCGATCAATACGTGCAGTTTTGGGTACGAAAGAGAGTCTGCTGTCATGCTCAATCAACGCTTGGTGAGCAAAGTCACACCTCAAGTCAGAGTCTTCACGGTTGAAGATATCGTCGAAGAGGGTGACGCAGGCCGGTGTTATTGCGCCGGGAGTCTGGTACTTCAGGTAAGCGCTCGCATTACTGCGACGAACCTTTGTATCAGCCCCGGGTCCGTGATGTGCATGATCTCGAATAAAATCCAAATCATTAGGACCAATCGTACCCAAGATCTCGGAGATTTTCCGTCTGAAGAGGTGATATACCTCTTCGACGCGGAAAGGGAAATGAGATATCCCTTCCCACCGAGATCGAAAGATATCGTTGACCTTTTTGCAGGATTCCTCCGTCTTAAGCCACTTATCATAAGCGAGCGTCTCCTTGTCGTATCTAAGGGTAAACCCCTGATACTTCTTGAAGAAGCTCACTATCTGGTAGTCGAGCTCAAGCTCAGCATGCCGGCCATTCCACTCGTAGAAGAACGGATCAAACTTGAGGCCCGTTAGGGCATCGAAGTCGCCGTTCCGACACTTATGGTAGGCCGAAAATGCGAGGGGAGTATTCGAGTCGATGCAAAGTTTCTCGAAAAGCTTCAGGACCATTTCGTCGCCTTTGACAGGCGCGTCTTGTACCCCGGGCTTACGAGCGACAGTGACTGTACGCGGTGCCATATGGGCGCCTCGCTTAAGTCACATACACGGGTCCGAATTGCCCGTCGAAGAAAACATACACGTACAGACCTTGGGACGATGGGTCTCGGGGCGGAGTCCACTGCGAGAAGGCGCTGCGAAGCGCCTCCTCAACAGGAACAGCCTCAGGATTATACCATCCGGCAAGGCCATGATCCATCAAGTGACGGATCGCACGCTCAACGAAGAGGTCCAACGGTGCCCCTGTATCGCGCGTCGCATAGACCGCGAGATCAGGAACACTAATCGGGCTCCCCGTAAAAGAGACGTACGGCCCCACACCTTCGTTTGCTCGCCAACGGGCGTAGCACTCGAAGGAGACGGATGACGTGTTCGACGGAAACCAACGTTGGGCTAGATGTGACATCTTGCCCTCCGTTCAAGTCGGAGCATTGAAGTCCACCATCAGGGCCTTCCACGTCGCATGCGCTGTCAAAGCTGCCATGAACGCGACAAGGTCCTTCCGGTTCTGCAACGTCGCCCTGTTTGGGGCGACCAATTCGGTCTTCCCAAACAATTTGTAGGCGATACGCGTTGTACCGTCCACGGTCTCTGTGACCGGAAGCATCAGGCGACCTTCGACACGATATGTGCCGTTGTTGCCCTCTGTCTCTCGGTTACCCAGAGTGATCGTGGGAATGCCGACGCCCAACCCCGATGACAGGTCTTTGTAGACCGCCAGATTCAGGGAGGCGCCGCGCGCGGAGAACGTCTTGTTGACAGGACTTGCTTGACCGTCCGGTAGGACGAGGTCGGTTTGCGTTGACATCTGGAAACTCCAGTTGGGGTTACCCCGTGAGGGGGCACTGCGAAGGTATTACCGACGCAGAGGTTTGAGGGGATCGCGGAAGATGTTCGTTAGGAGTGCCGAAGCTGTCAGGAACCTAGAGAGGGGTTCACCCCCGATAGGCGACTTAAGCACAGGCACATAGTCCAGGGTCTCGGTCGTGCGATGCAAGCGGCAAGCCGCTAGCGTAACACGGCCATCCTCGAAAACCCACTTGGTGGGGTACGAGTAATCCTGGTCGAAATAAACATCTCTCGCACTTGTGCTACTCTCAAGGGTTGTAACGTATCCGGCAGTCATGTCGAATCCGTCGAAGGTCGTGAGACTTTCTAGGTAATTCCCTACGGGAAGAAACCAATCAACAACGAAAGAGTAGGGGAGAAGCTCCCAAGCGAGGAGCAGAGGGTTCGAGATCCCGGTCTGTGCAAGCACAGACCGCGCCTCACTCTGGAGGGTGTAGAGCATTGCTGCTTTAACACCCACCTTGTGAGTCGATAGCCGAGCCACACGTATGGCACCACTGCCATTGCGTATGATCGGAATGGATACCTGGACATTTTTGGACGCAGACGCCTCCACAAGACCAGAGGTCTTAGGAGGGTCATGCATACGGGATGCCAGGTATTCGGCGCCAGCGTAGAGATCAGAGAGCAAGGGCTTCCATCCATACACGTACTCCAACCAGTGGTTGGCAACGCGATGGTTAATAGGAGTATCCTGCACTCGTTTCCACGACTGGGTAACCGTCCGGGTCTGGGCTCCGGATAGGGAGAGGGCTTTTTGGAAAGTCCTCAGGTCTGCGTGCTTTAGCGCAGACGCCGCAGATGCGATCCGTCGAGCAGTATCAGCAAGCAGGTTGGCTGTCTGGCGCCGTTCACCAAAGAACTGTGCCAGATTCACCTTCACTGCGCTTGCCTGCTTCCCGAGTCGCATGAACGCCCTGTTCTTGACGTCCTGCACAAGCGAGCTTGGCTGGTCGTCAAAGGAGTTGTACCCCGCGATGTTAGCAGCGGTCTGGATGGTACCGTGATACACTAAAGGCGTATCATCGGGATTCCACCATTTCCAGCTAACACGCGTGGACATGGTCCGTTCTACAGTCATTTGGTAGAGGTTGTACGGAAGTCTTAAAATCTTCCGTATATACTCCTGCCGGTGATCGTAGTATTGCGGTGTGACAGTGCCTGAGTATGTCCGACGGTACCGTGGATACGAACCGAGGCTTGTGGCTTCGGATCCATCGTCACGGTATGAACCGTAGGAATACCAAGCAAGTTGCTCCTCAAAAGTGGGGCGGGCCATGTGCACAAACTCCTAGTAGGTCACCGACTTTGTAGTCGGTTAAAATCCCCTTTCCATGTTATCAACAAGGGCGTGTCCCACGCTTCCCCAGAGTCGCGGAGACTGGCAGATAACTGCCAGGCTCGTAGAACTCCGGGAAAAAGCGCGGGCCGCCCTCGAACGGGGTGAGGCATGCTATCAGAAGGTCCCGATATTCTCGGACAACCTTCATCTTGCACGTCCCACGAGCGTACGCGTTTAATTCCTTACGGAACCGCCAATACGCTCTGCAGACGATCCGAACGTCGCCAATAACGGCGTCGAGCAGACCCTCATAGGCTTCGATATGACCACCGGTCCAGTAGGCTTGGCGCAGCTTATGCGTGTAGTGGCGGGACAGAAGTTCCGCCACTGACGCTTGGTCTGCGTTGACCCACTCGGACTCGGGGAAATTACTGGTTACCTCACAGAGGACAACCAGGTGAAGCTGCTCAGGTGCAAAAGAGATAGACATGTCAAACTCCAATCAAGTTGATGATATGGTGGGGG